GAACGGGCGTATTCAGCGGGCGATAGAGCCTTAATTGCTTTTTCAGGTAAGTAACGCTCGCCTGTTGCTTTTGGCCCCTGTGTACTAGGTTTACCACTTTTGGTTCGCCACTTCTGTTTACCCCAAGCCTTTAAACTCCTTTGTGGTTTTTTTAATCCGCCCATTACTTTTTATTCATCCATGCTGTTGTACCCATGTATGCTCCTACGATACCAGCTCCACTTATATAAAATAAATTACTGATATCTGCTAAGGCTTTAACTCTTTCTACATCTATAAAAAACATAGCTGCTGTGAACAAACCCATAGCTATTAAAGTATACCTTGCCATTCTTAGTTGAGCAAGGTTTTTGCGAAGAGCTGTTTCTGTTTCCTTAATCTCTTTCATATTAGAAAGCTCTGCATCTGATACAATGCCATCGCCATCTAAATCATATTCATTATACTTGCTTGATGATTGTAATTTCTTTTGTTTAGTTTTCATTTGTTCTTAACCGCACTATTTAGTGAATTTATAACATCATCTATATTAGGCTCTTTTTGCCAAGG